GCGTCCATGATTTCCGCGTCACGCAAGGCTTTCATGGCCTGCGCCGCCTCGGCATTGCGCGTCCACTTCTCGATTTCGTAGAGAACGGCATAGAGGTAGACGCCGGGGTGCTTGGTCAGCAGCCAGTTGGTTGCGGTCATGCTGCCGGTGATGGTCGGCACCGCCGCGTAGTATTGCAGGGTCAACGACCCGTCCGGCAGTTGCCCGGTAATGTTGCCGCCCGTCACGCTGTAGAACGTGGTTGTTCCGCTGGTGCGCGTGGCCTGCGGCGGCTGCTGGACGTATTCGTAACCGCTGGTGTTGTAGAGGCCGATCGCCTCGATGAAGTCGGACGGCAACGGCGCAACGCCGCTGGTGACGGTGACGCTCGCCTCGGTAATCTGGTCACGTGACCGCATGGCGCGGCTCAGATGAACCTCCGCCAGCTTGGTCAGCGTGGCAAAGCGGTCGGCCAGATCGGGCCGCCCCGCCTGTTCCAAGGCCGCCGTGCGCAGGTCAAGATAGTCGGCAAAGGCCATCTATACAGTCCCATCCTTGGTGCGCCATGCGCGGTTGTCGGAGTTGTTCAGCCACTTTGACAGATAGCGGTCGTCGCCTTGCTTGCTGGCATCGGCAAGCTGGTCGTAGAACACATTCAACGGAACGCTTGCGACTTGGTGCCAGTCACCGGCCCAGCCGCCTTTTGCAAGGTTCCGCTGCGCCTGATTGGTGTCGATGGTCGCCTGCACCTCGTAGTCCGTGCGATATGTGTCGGTGCCATCGTCGTTATGCCGAACCCACACATGGCGACCCAGTTTCAGGTCGCTGCTGAATAGGGTCCATGGCCCGTCCCGCACGATCACGGCGTTAGCCCTTCTTGCGCGCCAGAATGCCGGACTCGATGCCCGCGAAGGCGTCGTCAATCGAGACGTCGATTTCCTTGCCCGCGCGCTGTCGCACCCCGTCATCGTCCCAGAAGTCGCGGATGATGATGCAGGCCACCGTGGCGGCCTTGGCTTCCTTGGTCATGTCATGATTCCTTGGGTGAGGGGTGGGCGGGCCGTTATAGCCCGCCCGGTTGTTACGAAACGGTTGCCGAGAACGGAGTCGCCTCGGTGCCGGTCGCTGCGCCGAGAACGCGGACAGCCCAAAGGCCAGAAGCCACGTCCTCAAGAAAAATGCGGTCGCCCTTGGTGCCGCCGGTCGTGGTCCCGTTCATAGTAATCGTGTCGGAACTCGCGGCAGTCTCGAACGTGACGGCAGTATCCCCGGCGTCCGCCGCATTGGTGCAGGTGCCTGCCATGACGTCTGTCGCATTGGCCACCTTCACAATCACGCTGTTGGACGTGACGGTAGTGCCGATGACAATGTCATAGGAATAGCCGGTGCCGGTCGCCGCCGGGAGAGTCAGGGTCAGGCCCGCCGCCGCATTGACGACAATCGTGCCATTCGAAAAACCCGGCGTCAGGGACATAGACTCAGTTACAGAAGTAGGTTGATAAGCCATAACGGCCTCCATGAATTGAACGGAAAGGGGGAGGGTTGAATCACCCTCCCCCGGTTGGTCAGCTCGAAGCTGTCAGCCCGTAGACGTCAGCGCAAACGCCGAGACCGGCCTCGTTGGAGACCCGGAGCGCGCCTTCGCCCAGCAGGACAAACTTGCGAGCGTCACCAGTCTTGGCGACCTCCTTGTCCTCCTGAATCTTGCGGAACCAGCCCCACGAGAGGTGATCGGGATCCACAAAGAAGGCGTTGCGGGCCAGACCGGCGGCGCCAGCCATGACGCGGTTGGCGTGAACCATCACCTTGCCGAACGGACCCTCATAGATGTCCGCGTTGGCAACGATGCTGTTGTTCTTGCCGTCCGCGGCCGCGTAGCGGTAGGCCGCCACGTTGGTGTCCGACATGAAGGTCACAAACACCGACTTGACGTAGGGCGAAACGTAGACGTGCTTGAAGTTCGCCCCGTTCTGGTAGCCCTGCTGCATGACGGTATCCATGAGCGTCTTGGTAAACGCCCGCTGGGTGCCGTTGGTCGGGGCCACGGTCAGGCCAGTGCCCGAGTTATAGCCGCCGTTGGCGCCGGTCGCACCGCGCGACACGTTGGACGTAATCCAGGTGCTCAGAGAGCCGGACTTGCGGGTTGCGCCCGCGACGGAGGCGTTCGCAGCGACGATGGAGTATTCCACGTCCTTGCGAAGCTCCAAGCCCTTCTTGGCCTTCTGGTAGCGCACCTGCTCGACGTTGCCCGCGTTGTCGGTCGCGTCCTGAGTGCCCGAGATGATGCCCTCTTTCCGCAGAATCTGGGTGTAGTTGCCCATGCGGACGGCGGGAGTCGTCGCGGCGAAGGTGTATTCGTCACCTTCGAGTTGCACGTTGTCAGCCGGTGAGGCGAGCGCATCGGTTTCCCATTCAGGGTGCGTGGTCTTGAAGGATTCCTTGCCCGCCATGGTATAGATCGGGGTATCTTCCGGGCTGATGCGCGACACAACGTCGGACAGTTCTTCCCGGTTGCCATTCGCAGACGTGGTCTGGAAGGTATTGGTTACAACAGCCATTTTCTAGCTTCCTTGCGATGTGAGAGGGGTTAAACCCAATCCACCTTCGCCGCGTCTTGCAGCGAGCCGGTTCGGGCCAGTCTGCGCATCGCTTGGTCATTGCTGTTGGCCTTCGCCGCCGCGTGTCCCGGCTTGCGGGGTGCGACGGGCGGCGCACTTTCGGCCTTCACCTTCACCTTGGCTTTGGCGGCCTCGGCTTCCATGCCCTTCTTGGCCCAATGGGCCATGATGAACATTCGGTGATCGGCTATGCCGCTGACCTCATCCGCCGAGAACCCCGCCGCCTCGGCCGCCTCAAGCGCCCGCGCGAAGAACTTCTGACGCCCGGACGCCGTAGTGGTTTCCGGGAAGGCTAGGCCAAGTCGCTGGTTCTCGTCGGTCAGCTTTTCGCGCTTCTGCGCCTCAGTCACTTGACTGACGGCGGTTTGCGCCTGTTCGCCGAGTTCGATCAGCTTTTCGACCTGCGCCCATGCGGCTTCGTGCTGGGCCTTCTGTGCGACGTATTTGCCGGGGTTGCTCACCGCGAGATTCCCGTCCGGCATGGCCGGAATGAGTTTCTGCAAGTGATCGGCAAACGTCTGTGCAATGCTTCCGATGCGCGTTGCATCCGCTTTCACCGAGTCCCTCGCCGTGGCGAGTTCCTGCGATTTCCGCGTGTAGTCGGCTTGCCTGAGTTGGCCCCGGATCAGTTCCTTGACGGAAACGGTCTTGCCGTCCGCCATGCGCACAAGCGCATCCTCTGATACAGGTTCAGGTTCAGCCTCATCGGCCTCTTGGCTCTCCGCATCAGCGGGCGCAGCCTCATCCGTCTCACCATCGGGTTCCGACTCCGCTTCCGTCTCCAGGGTATCCTGCTCGTCAGGGTCCAGATCGTCGGCTTCATCGAACGTGTCGGTTTCGGAGGGGTTGACGTTATCAGTCCCGCCCAAGGGCAGGTTGTTGGTTTCGTCGGTCATTAGGGTAGTGCCTTTCGGCTAGGGTCCGCCCCGCTTATGCGGGCGCGGCCTTCCGCTCCCGTGTGTTGCGAAGCCAAGCCTCGCAATCGGTGCGGAAAGACTGTGCGGCGCGGGCATATGCCTGCGCGGAAAGTCGGGCCATGTCGTCTTGCGCGGCATACATGCGCGACACGGCGTTGCGTTGCAGCTCATCCATCAGGACGGCAAACAGCGGGTTGGTGGTAATCTGCTCGGCCAGCGAGGCTTTTTCGTCGTCGGTCATACCCGCCTCACATCAGTAAATGGATCAGCGCGGTGCGTCTGGGGCGCCGCGAAGCGCCTGTGACAATTGCATCAGCGCCGGGGCGCCAGCGGTAGCGCCGACCTCCTGATGCGCCTTGATCGCCGCCAATTGCACCTGCACCGCCCATTCCTCGCGCTTCATCTGCTGCTCGGCGGCAAGCTTCTCGCGCTCGAACGCCAGCCGTTGCGCTTCCTTGAGCGCGTCCGCCTGTAGCGCCTCGGCTGTCTCGCGGCTCTTGGCCTCGGCCCTGGCCTGCTCGACCTGCAAGTCAGCCTGCATCTGCGCGGCTTCCTTGTCGCGCGATGCCGCGATTTCCAGCTTCTTGGCCTCGGCCTCGATCTGCATCTTGGCCTGCTCCATTTGCATTTGCGCCTGCATCTTCGCCTGCTCAAGCTGCATCTGGCCCTGCATCTTCATCTGTTCCGGGTTGGGTGCGTTGCGCAGGGCCTCAAGCCGCTGCTGCACCTCTTGCGGATCCGGCTCAGTGAAATACAGGCTGGCCGTTTTCAGGCCCGCAGACTCCACCAGCTTCTTGAGCGTGTTGCTCAGGTTGTCCGGCTTCACGAACGGGTTGTCAGGCCCGAAGGCCCCGATGATCTGCTGCTGAATGCCCATGACCGCCTGCATCATGGCCATGTCCCGCTCGCGCGTTCCCGCGCCCA